ATAATAATAATACCTTATAGGGAATAAAAACTGTGAGTACATGGCAGATTAGGCCACAGTGCAACCTGAAAACCCCTGCACAACTACTGTAATTGCAGGTTTTTGAAAGGATTCTTAAAATGAGTGAAGGTATTTTCAAGGAAGTCGCTACAAAGTTAAAGAGTGCTAAGAAGTCTGAAAAGAAATCACGAAAGGTAGATTGGCCTTCAAGATATACAATTGCGGAGAGGGAAGAAAGGTTTATCAATGTTGAAGTAGAAGCAAAGCAGTTAGAAGAAGCAGCAAAGAAAGAAGCAGAAAGAATTCAATGGTTGATAGATCAGGGAGTTGATGCAAGCGAGATTCAAGAACTTGAACAGATCAAACAAGAAGTATTATCTTATCGGGGTGTAAGGGACTATCACGATAGAAACTTCTACTACCGGGAAAGAAATGCAAAAGAGCGAAACCTTATTATTGATGAAAAGGCGGGTAAGGGCAGGCTTTGCCCAATATGTAAGCAACAAAGAATCAATTCAAGGCAGTGGGTTGTTAAAAGAAAAAGGGGTGACCAACAAAGAGTGTTAGTATTGTGCAAAAGCTGTTATCAAACATTTCTTCAAACAGATCAGCAAGAAGTTGAAAAGGTAGCTAAGAAGATGAAGAAGTTGAATAAAGCAGGGAAGCTTGATGAAGTTGTAGTTGAAGGGAAAGTAGTGTCACTTCAAACAGGAAGTGAATTCTCTGATGAAGAATGGTTTAACCTTGCAATTGTAATGTTTGAAGAAGATGGTCTTACACTTAAAGAAAGAATTGAAATCCTTGACAGAATTGTTCCAGAAAGGATTTGCCCGAAGTGTAATTTTAGAAAAACTTCTTCACGGTTTTGGGTGATAAACAAATCAAAGAACAAAGCAATCTGTAAACTTTGTTACAAGAAGATTAAACCAGATGCACAATTAGAGGAAGCTTGCCTAATTCCGGTAAGACTTTTCACGGGACAGGAAGTAAGATACACAATCGACCCAATGAGCCTCACGCACGCAAGAACTAAGGTCGGTTTGAAGGTGGATGAATTTGCGAACGAAGCAGGTTGGTCAGCGTCTTATCAATATCAACTGGAAAGTGGCAAATATAGAACAATTTCCGAACAGTGTTCAGAAGACATATTGCGGGTGCTTTTGAACTACGGTTATTTCACAGAAGATTGATGCGGAGTCAATTAACTGTTTCTAAGCAGTTACTTACTGTTTTTATTTGCATTTCTGTTGCAATGCTTAGTGTTACTATGTTACACATAGTACATGACTACGGCAACGCTTGAACTTCCCGAAGAAGTTGTTGATGATGTGATGGAGTATCTTGGAATGAAGATGCGAAAGTCACACATTAAGCAAAAACTCCGAGAAGTACACCCTGAAATCTCAACAACTACAATCGAACTGCTGATTACAGCAGCGAAGAAAAAGATTGTGGAAGTGTTCAAGTGTGACCCACAGGAATTCAAAGGTTCAGCAATCGAATTCTATTCTTCAATCATTCGCAATCCAAAAAACCCTTTGAAATACCGGATTATTTGTCAGCAACGTTTAGACTGCTTGTTGAACTTGGAGAATATCGAAACAGATGACCCACAAGAGTTTGCGGACAAGATTCGTTCAGCATTAGGTGACATTGATGAAACCGTTACTAACGCAACGTTGGACGAAGCTTGATTATCATTCTGTTCAGCAAGCTTACTGGAAAAGTCAAACACGCTTTAACATTTGTCACGCAGGACGGCGTTCAGGGAAGACAGAACTTGCGAAACGAAAGATTGTAAAGTGTGCGTTGAAATGCACGTTGCCGAGAGGAAGGTTTGTTTGTGGGGCTCCGGTTCATCGTCAAGCAATTGAAATCTTTTGGGATGACTTGGTTGATTTAGTGCCGAAGTGGGCATTGCGAAAGTATCACCCTTACGAAGTATCAGTTAGAACAATTCATTTGCGTCACGGTGTCAAGATTCAGGTGCTTGGCATGGACAAGGCAGAACGCATTGAAGGTTCTCCTTTAGATGGGTTTGTTGGTGACGAATTTGGCAATTTCAAAGAGACTGCTTGGGGGCAAAATGTCAGACCAGCACTTTCAACACCGGGAAGACCGGGGTGGGCTGATTTGATTGGTGTTCCCGAAGGAAAGAATCATTACTTTACACTGGTTGAAGATGCAGCGAAGTTAGATGATTGGTCGGTGTTCACTTGGACTACTTACGACATTGACCCTGCCGAAGCAGAGAGTGCAAGAGCAGACGTTGACGATTTAACTTACCAGCAAGAATACGGTGGTGCGTTTATTTCCTTCAAGGGCGTTGCGTATTACGCATATAGCCAGTTGAACAATCCACCAAGCGGAGTGCAAATCTATTATGACCCGTCACTTCCTTTGATATTCTGTCACGATTTCAACAGAAAACCGGGGACGTGTTTGATTTGTCAGGAACAAGAACCCCCTGAATGGTTGAAGCTTAGAAACGGCGGACGCAACAGGGGAAAGTGCATTGCAATAATAGATGAAGTGTTTCAGCGTCAAGACAGCAACACCGAAAAGGTATGTGACGAACTAATTAAACGATGGAAGCACCACGATAGGCAACCTGTTATTCTACACGGTGACGCAACAGGTGGTGCGAAAACTTCACAAGGTGTTGCAGGTAGTGATTGGGACATTATAAGTAGTAAGTTAGCACCAGTGTTCGCAATCAAAAGACGTTACCCAAAAAGCAACCCACCAGTAAGGACCAGAATCAACAGCACGAACACGCAACTTCGATCAGCGGACAACTACCTTAACGTCATTGTTGATGAAACGAAAACGCCGATGATATGCAGAGACTTTGAAGGTGTAAGTTGCGATGATAAAGGTGACCTTGAGAAAAATGAAGCAATGTTGTCACATATAAGCGATGCTTTTTCTTACTATGTCCACGAAGCACATCCGTTTGGTGGACCGAAGATGGTTAGCAGTGAGATGTAAAGTAGTCAAATGGTTGTGTGTTCATTGTCAAATCGGATACTTTCGTAAACCTAAACGATGCAAGAAGTGTCAGAGATATTCGTTTGAATACGTTAGTTACACAGTGTTCGTTACAGAGTCAGCAAGAGAAAGAAGGCTTGATAAACTCCTTGCTAAGTTTGATGAACATTCGTGACTTTGAATGGAAGGGTGACAGCAGTGTGTTGTTCGACGAAGGTTGCATTGTAGTAAAAGATGAAAGCGTAGTGATTGACGGGATAAGAAACCGGGAGTTGGTGGAGAAGTTTTTGGAGAACTACAGTGCAAGACTTACAGAATTTGAAGACGGTTGTGTTCACACTGGAAAACGGTGTCCAAATTCAGATATTGGTAGATGCGGAAGACGTTAGCAAAGCGTTGTTGACTGATTCTCTTATTCAGATCGAAGGGTTTGTTACAACTCCTTTCGTTGTGCGGAAACAAGTTGTGATTAAAGGAAGTGACGTTTCAGCGGTAGAAGTGACCGAAGACCCAAACGTTGTTTGGACTGCTGTTAATACTGCAATACCGATGCCACAAGGGACAATGCTACAGGTGGACCCAACGTTGCAACGGTGATGAAAGGAAAAAGGAATGGCTACCCTTGATAGTGACCCCCGGTGGGACGCACAAACATTAGCAGAAGCAGAAGTGATTAAGTCAAACCCTGCACGTCTTTCAGCGGCACAGGGAGCAGCAGCACAACTTGCGAATCAGAAGAGAGAAGAAGCAACGGCGATGAACAAAGTTGCGAAGAAGAAAACGAACGGTTCAACGTCACGAAGGACGGCGAACGATTCAACATTCCTTCCAAAGTTAGGGGGCTCTTATGAATAGAAGAAAAAGAATGATGATTGTTGTTTGTGGTCTGCTTTGCATGTTCATTTGTGGTTGCACACAGATGCAGAAACCACAGGCAGACGGGACAGTGCAAACGGTCACGGTAGTTGACCCAAACTTTGTTGATGCACTTGAAGCGTTGGTTGAAGGTGCAGGGCAAACAGCAACGGGAATGACTCCGATTGCAGGACCGATTTCAGGCATTATAGGTGGTGCGTTGCTTACGGCGTTGGGTTTGTGGCGAAAAGTAAAGCCAAGAATCATGGATGCTGAAAACAAAGCGGAACTTAGTCACGCTGTATCAGCGTCACTTGTTGAAGCAATCGAAATGTTTAAGAAAGACAATCCCGGTGAATGGGCAAAGCTTGAACCGAAGATTGATAAAGCTTTGAAGACAGCGGGACTTGACCCGAAAGTAATTGAAAATGTTATTCGTGGATTGCGAGGACTCCCACCAAAAGGGTAGGGGTAGCCTCCTCTAAGGGTGTGCGGGGTGTCACTGCCCCGCACAACTCTATTTGTCACAGGTGACAAAATGCCTCCAAGATACGGCAAAGATCGAAAAGGTAAGTTTGTTCGTTGGGGCAATCGTGGGAAGAAGTATCACTATTCCACAAAAGCAGGACGTTCATCAGCATTAAGAAAAGCTAAGAAGCAGGGTGCAGCAATCCATGCTTCAAGGGGAAATTAAAAATGCCAGTCAGCGAAGTTGCACAACCTTCGGTGGGTTATGAAGCAATGGCAAAGAAGTGGCCGATGCTTGATGACCTTTTAAGCGGAACACAGGCAATGCGTGATGCTGGTGAAACGTGGTTGCCAAAAGAACCGGGAGAAAGTTTCACAAAATATGAAGCAAGGTTGAACAGATCAACGCTTTATGCGGCATACAGTGACACAATTGATAAGCTCTCAAACAAACCTTTTTCACGTCCGATGTCAGTTTCAAATCTTCCCGAAGCACTTGATTATCTTTTGGAAGACGTTGATTCAACGGGAATGTCTCTTGAAACATTTGCACAGGACATACTGATGAACCTGTTGGTTCACGGTGTTGTTCACGTATTTGTTGACCATAGTGTTGTTGAAGCGGTTGCGAACGGTGGCAAAGCAACGAAGGCCGATGAAGAACGTGAAGGTGCAAGAGTATTGCTGACCGTTGTTCCTGCACCCCGGTTGATTGGTTGGCAGACAGAACTTCGTGGAAGGGAAATCAAGCTTACACAAATCAGAATGGTTGAAACGAAGCTTGAACCTACGGGTAAATATGGTGACGTTCAAAGGAATTACATTAGGGTTGTCACCGAAACAGGTTGGGAACTTCACCAACAGAAAGATGACCAGAAAGATGAATATGTGTCGGTTGGAAGCGGCAATCATACTTTCGGTTCGGTTCCTTTAGTTTCGATTTATGCAGAACGCACAGGTTTTCTTACAGCAAACCCGCCACTTGAAAACCTTGCATGGATGAATATTACACATTGGCAATCAAGCAGTGACCAGCGAAACATCTTGCGGTTTTCCCGATTCAGTATTCTATTCGGAAAAGGAATGGGACACGATGTTGTTGAAAAGGGCGAAATCGAAATTGGACCGTCACGAAGCATTGTCACAAGCAGTGTAGATGCAGAGTTAAAGTATGTTGAACACACAGGCAAAGGACTTGAAGCAGGACAGAAAGACCTTGAAGACCTTGAACAGAAAATGGAAGTGTTGGGAAACCTTCCAATGCTCAAGCAACCGAAGAAGCTTGCAACTTCGGTCAGAATAGACAGTGACAGAACTTCTTCACAACTTCAATGTTGGATTCGGAACGTTGAACATGGAATAATTGACGTTTTGAAGATGGCTTGTCAATGGCGAAAGATCGAAGCACCGGATGACTTGAGTGTTGACATATTCAGTGACTTTGAAACGGCACTGCTTGGTTCGACGGACCTTGATTGGTTGTTAAAGGTACGGCAAGCAGGAGAAATCACACGGGAAACATTCTTGCGTGAAGTGAAAAGACGTGGAAGACTTGCAGACGGTGTTGATGTTGATGAAGAAATAGAAAGGTTAAACGCCGAAGCAGGTGCAGAGCTTGCACAGTTTGCTGATGCGTTGGGAGAAGAAGAAGACGACGAAAGCAAAGACAACCTACCGAGTGACAAAGATTAAGAGTAATGCCCACAGTAAACGAAGACCTTTTGAATAGAATCATTCGACATTCGGTCTATGTTGATAGATTCGCAACACACGAAGCTTTTGAGATTGCAAAGTTTCTTGGTGGAAAGGTCTATCCTGAAATAACAGCAAAGATTCAATCACATTTGCTGAAAGGCAGAAGCGTTCAGCACTTGAAAGACCTGCAAGCAGCAGTGGACAAGATGACAAAAGCAGCAGCGGCAAAGGTGAATGATATGCTGACTGCTGACTTGATTGATTTGTCAGCGTATGAAGCGGAGTGGATGAAAGATGCAGTGACAAAGGCTGTTCCCTTAGATATTGATATGACGATGCCAAGTGCAGAGACAATGAAAACCATTGTGACACAAACTCCGATGGAAGGTCACAAGCTTTCAACTTGGTTGAAGTCTTATTCAGTAGCTTCAAGGGAAAAGATGATGAAGGCTATTAACGTAGGTATTGCGTTAGGTGAATCAATACCAAATATTGGAAAGAGAATCAGAGACACAATGACTCTTTCCAAGAAACATGCACAGTGGATTGCACGAACGGCAACAAATCATGTTGTCACCGATACACGTCACAGAGTGATGAAGCAGAACCCGCACTTGATAGAGAAATATCAGATTGTTGCAACGTTGGACACAAGAACAACGCTGCAATGTATTGCTCTTGATGGTCAAGTGTTTCCGGTTGATGACCCTAATGCACCAAGACCGCCGATTCATTTCAATTGTCGAAGCACAATTATTCCGATTATCAAAGCATGGTCTGAAATGGGCATTGAACCACCGAAACCGGGAACAAGAGCGTCAATGAACGGTGCAGTGCCACAGCAGACAACTTACGGCGATTGGTTGAAGAAGCAGTCAGAGAAAACACAGATAAGTGTGTTGGGTAAGAAACGTTGGGAGCAATGGAAGAACGGCAAACCTTTATCTTCCTTTGTGTCAAACCAGTATAAACCAATGAATCTTGCACAAGTGAAAAAGGTTGAAAAGGTTGCGGCAATTCCACCGAAACCACCAGTGACCCCACCTGTTCAGAAACCAACGCCACCTGTTCCAGCACAAGCAATGACAATGGAACAGAAGCTTGCGAAACCAGAAGTGCAAGCAAAAATCACTGAATACAATACTGTTCAAGAGAAGTGGTTAGGTTATAAGAAAACTGCTAAACTCAAACAGTTACAGGAAGAACTTGCACAACAGGGAATTTACATTACTAATGAAGGGGGTTTAACAACGAACAAAGCACTGCAAGCAGTGTTTAATCCTAAGTTGCAACCGGGAGTTGCAGCACCTAAACCAAGTGCAGCAACTTTGACGTTTGAACAGAAGCTTGCAACGTCTGATGTGAAGAAGTTGATTGAAGATTACAACGTCATGCAAGGTAGTCCACATGGACTTACGATTAACGGTAAGAAAACGTTGGACCAAATAAAGTTGAAGCTTGAAGGTCACGGTGTTTATATTAGTCCTACAGGGACATTAACAGATAAGTATTCAATGAAGTCACTTGGTTACCCGAAGCTGAGTGGGGAAGTGTTGTCAAAGGCTCCGACACCTGCACCACCACCGTTGAAACCAATATCAACACCTGCACCAATAACACCACCGAAACCAACAGCACTTACTTTGCAAGAGCAGTGGGAACAAGGGTTGAACGCTGCACAACGGGACGCAATCAACTATTATCAGACAGATGCAAATGGTGTGAGGAATGTTCGTTATTGGCAAGCAGGTAGAATAGATGGTATGGAACAATCATTGCAGAGAAAGTGCAATGTTTTTACTGATGCTGTGAATTCTGCACCGGATTACAAAGGGGTTGTTTATCGTTCACAGAATGTCACTGAACAATCGCTTAAAAGCATTACTCCCGGCAAAGATTTTCAGTTTGGCTACTCTGCTTCGACAACTAAAAGCAAAGCGATTGTTGATGAATTCTCCAAACAGTATGCGGTGGCAGATGCGTCACAGCAAATGGTTGTGTTCAAGATTGACGCACAATATGGTAAAGACATTTCAAGGATTGTTGCAGAAGAATTCAGGGACCAAGGCAACGTTTACTTTAGGTCACGGTCACAATTCAAAGTGATGTCAAAGCGTTGGGTAAGTAATTATGATTATCCACAGGGCGGTTATTGGGAAGTTGAACTTAAAGAAAAGTATGCTTCAGAAATTTTGAAGCAAGTGTCACCGTCTTACACTGTTGATGGAATGGCAATTAACCCAATAACTAACGCCGAAGAATTTGGAGCATTTGCAAGGGAACACAGGTATAGACCTTATAAAAACGACATTGATTCTTGGTCACCTGAACGCAAAGAAATGTTTGACACAGTTGTAAATAAAGTTGCTTCGGGCGATTTGAACGGAAGCACAACGTTTTACAGAGCAACGTTAGCGGGTGGGGCTAACACCGAAGGCTTTATGTTAGCTTCAAGTGTTGATAGAGGGTATGACCTTGCAAACGTTGTTTCAGCAGGAAAGAAAGCAGGGCAAGCAGATAAGATGCTGAAGGCTTTCTTCAGCAAAGCAATTAAAGAGAACAGAAACGTCTTTGTAAAATACACCACAGCAACAAGCAAGTATTACAACCACTTAGGATTCTTCAAGTTGAAGAATCAGCAGGTTATGCGGGTGACAGTTGCAAAGATGATGAAGCAGTTGAACCTTTCGACTCAAGTATTAAAGGGTGAAGGTTTAAGCTTTGCAGAATTCAGTGAAGCTCACGAACAGTGGTTAAGGAGCTTGCAAGACACAGAAAGAAGCTCAATTGTTTCCTTTTCAGGTTCGGGCTACATTGACATTAGGGACGCACAGTTGAAATTGATGCTTGGAAATATGGAAGAAGTCAATGCGTCACTAAAAAGAAAAGTTGCTGCAATTGAACGTGCAATTGATCGGGCTCCGTCTTACCCCGGTGAAGTTTGGCGTAGGATGAAGTTTTATTCAGAGCAGCACCCCGGTTATCAAGCTTTTGCAAGGGACGTTATGACCAAAAGAGATTTTGGCTTTACAACCATGCAGAGCTTTAGCAGAAAACAAAGTGTTGCAGATAGTTTTGCATCGGGCGGTAAGATTCACGTTCACATGCACATGAAGAAAGCACCACGAAGATCAGCGGACATTAAAGCAATCTCACAACATGCGGGAGAAGATGAAGTGTTGGTGGGTTGCGATGCACGATACAAAGTGACTTCGTTGGAAGAAAAGTTGATCGGAGAAAATCGGCACATTTACGTTGAATTAGAAGAAGTGATGGAAGAACTTAAACCAATAAAACTGTAATGGCAAAAGAATTCAAAGCAAAAACGTATCCCGGTTCAGAACGGTGGAGTGACCCTGTTCTGACAACTTCGGACCCAAAAGAAATGCAGATGGTAAAAGACCGTCTTCAAATGATTTTGGATGAAGGGGAAGAAACAACAGGTGACATAGGAACGAAGGACAAGTAAGCTTGGAGGCTAAAAACAATGTTGGAAGCAATTAGAGTAAGTTTAGATGGTCTGAGTGAACAAGAGTCAAAACACTATGTGCAGAAAGATGGCAAGTTTGTTTTGGACGTGGGTGCAGTTGACGGGTTGGCTCTTGAAAACGTGGACGGGCTCAAGAAGACGGTTGAGCAACTACGTGCAACAGAGCGGAGAATTACTGCCGAGTTGGAAAAGTACAAAGCGGACTTTGAAGGTATTGACGCACAAGCTGTCAAAGACGCAATGGCAAAGATGGACGAAATCAAGAACTGGGACAAAGACACAAGAGTTAAAGAAGCAATCGAAGCGAATAAGCGTGACCTTGTTAAAGCTCACGATACAAAAGTTAATGAGCTTAACAACGAACTCAAGGCAGTCACAACGCAACTTCAAGAAGCGTTGGTTGAATCGAAAATTGTTGAAGCTTTGCAGACAGAGAAAGGCAACGTTGAATTGCTTTTGCCACACGTTCGCAAATTTGTTCAGATGAAGAAAGGTGGTGACGGTAAATTCTATCCTGAAGTTGTCGATGAACAAGGCACACCGAGAGTAGGCGATACTTCAGGCAATGCAATGTCTATCTTGCAAAAGGTTCAAGAAATGAAAGGTCAGAAATCCTTTGCCCCTGCATTTGAAGGTGCGAATTCCACGGGAAGTGGTAACGCAGGTGGAGTTGGAGGCGGGACGCCGAAATCTACCGGCACAGGAGTCACCGATTTGGGTGGTGGGCACGTTTCAGTTGTGAATCTGGAAGACGTAGCTTCTGGTAAAACTACAGTTAATATGTAACAAACTGTAGTGACAAAATTCCCATTAGGACGGGATGTCCGACTGAACGGGATGTTCAGAGAAAGGAAACTGTCAGAACTGTTTGGATTTTGAAAAAGGATTTTGATTATGGCAAACACACTTACTTCAATTATGCCGAAGATTCTTGCAAGGGGTTTGATGGTTCTTCGTGAACGTTGCATTATGCCCCGGCTGGTCAACGGCGATTATTCCAGCGAAGCAGCGAAGAAAGGTTCTTCAATTGACGTTCCTATTCCGACTGCCGTTGGCACACGAAATGTCACCCCGTCGAATACACCACCTTCACCGACTGATACAACCACCAGTACAGTGACGATTTCACTGGACAACTGGAAGCAGAATGACCCGATTTATCTGACTGACAATGAGTTGGTCCAGATTGATCGGAACGCACATTTTCTGCCGATGCAACTTGAGGAAGCTGTCCGAAGTCTTGCCCGTGACGTTAATCAGTCTATATTTGCGAAGTACAAAGGAACGCTTCGGGGTGTTTTCGGCACTTGCGGTGCAGCGGCAACAACTCCGTTTGCTTCCACGGTCGGTTGTGCAACTGATGCACGAAAGGAATTGAACAGGCAACTTTGCCCGAAAGGTTCCCGCCGGGGTGTTCTTGATTGGGACGCTGAAGCAAATGCACTTGCACTTGCACCATTCAGTGACGCTGAAAAGATTATGTCAGCACAAGTCAAGATCGAAGGTGAGATTGGTCGAAAGTATGGTATCGACTGGTTTGCTGATGACGATGTGCCTACACACACAGCGGGAACTGCTTCTTCACTTACGGGAACGCTGACAATCAGCAACGATGGTATTGGCGACAAGACAATTACAACTGTAACGTCGAACAACGCTGCTGATGACGGCAAAACGATTCTGCAAGGTGATATTATCACGATTGCGGGTGACACGCAGACTTACGTTGTTGTCGGTGGACCAACTTACACGCTTTCGGGTTCGACCGGGGCTCAGACGATAAGCAATCTGCAAATCTATCCCGGTTTGCGGTTTGAACCTTCGGGTGGTGAAGGTCTTACGGTCACTGCAAGTCACGTTGTCAATCTTGCGTTCCATCGTGACGCATTTGCGTTTGCGACACGTCCACTTGTGCAGAATACAATGGACCTTGAGCTTGGCAGCAAGATTCTGTCAATGCAGGATGCACAGACTGGACTTGTTTTGCGTCTGGAAGTCAGCAGACAGCACAAGCAGGTTGCGTGGGAATTCGACATTCTTTGGGGTGTCGAACTCGTTCGACCTGAAATGGCAGTCAGGATTTTGGGTTAGTAACTCTTTGTCACTAACTGTCCACGGGGCGGGTGTCTGGTCAACACCCGCCTACCACTAAACAAAACCTTTTGATGGGAGCAAATCAAAATGGCGATTGTTAAAACGATAGCATTGCAAAACGCACAAGGTCACTTGATAAGAGTGAACGCAGACGAAGTTGAAAAGTACCTTGCACAAGGTTACTCAACACACAACGTAGATCAGAAAGCGACTACGGAAAAGGCAGGGGATGCACCGAACGCTTCGGTAGAAACCACTAAGGACGATAACAAAGTTGCAGCAGAAACCGGGAATTCGACTGCAACGGAAACTTCCACAGAAGAAAAAGCAACCGGAGCTTCGGACTCCCCACCACAAGACGTAGTGACAATGAAAAAGGGTGAAGCAACAATGGACGTTCCCCCGGCAAACGTTCCAAAGTTTGAAGCGAACGGTTGGACTATTGTTGACTAACCCTTCAACAAAATATGAGAGTCTGGACAGTCTCTTTCTCACTGGAAGGACTGTCCTTGGCTCTCATTAAAAGGTGACACTATGGCGGCAACATTCACAGTTGAAACTGGAACAGGTGCAACGGATTCAAACTCTTATTGTTCGGTTGCTGATGCAGACCAGTACCACGAAAATCATTCAGGTTCAACTGTTTGGTCTGCTGCTTCACAGGCAAACAAAGAGAAGGCTTTACGTCTTGCAACGCAATATCTGGACTTGCATTATAATTGGAAATTCTATCGGGTGACCGATGAACAAGCGTTGGAGTGGCCGAAGTCTTACGTTCAAGATCGGAACGGGTTTGCAATAGGAAGTGACGTTATACCACAGCAAATCAAAGACGCAACTGCACACCTTGCGTTAGAATCATTGAATGGTGACACACTTCTTCCTGATTTAGCGGACGAAGCAGCAATTAAAAGGTTGAAGGTTGTTGCAGGACCGTTGACCAAAGAAACAGAATATGTTGGTGGTGAGACTCCAACAAAGAAATATACAGTGGTTGACAAACTTGTTCAGGACTTTGTGAAAGGTGGTCAGGGTGGTTTGACTTCTGCTGACCTTATAAGAGCATGATTAGTGCAACCGAAGTTGAAGAAATCTTGGAAGACATAGGTGTTGATGCAACACTGAAAACTTACCCTGCTGCAACGTTTAATCCTTCAACAAACAAATCAACGGATGGCACAGCAACGGAAGTTTCAGTTAAGGCAATACCGCCCTATCAGAATGTGCAAGGTTACGGAAGACCTGATTTGATTGCAACAGGGAAAGGCAAATCAGGAATTTCAGGGCTTGTCACGCCAAAGGTCGGTGACTATTTAACTTTCGGTTCCGTAGTTTGGAGAATAACAGGGGTGACCACAGTGCAAACAAATCTTGGAACTGCTTTGCACGTTTTGGAGATTGAAAACTGATGTGGGTATTTGGTTTTGGGTGGTTAAAACGATTCCAAGAATATCGTTGGGTTAAGAAATACTTCTTCCCGGCAACGCCAAAACAATTGAGAACACAGAACTTGAATAGAAAGCCAAGAGTGACATTTGCAGGTTTTTGTTCAAGGTTCAGAGGTTTACACAAGGTTTACTGCAAATGCCGACGAACTTACCAGCGTTCAATGTAGCGATGGAAGCAGCAGCAAAAAAGGTTGCTGGTGATGAAATCAAGTTTTATCAATCAGTTTGTTTGGAAGTATTCATAAGAATCATAATGCGGACCCCGGTTGACACAGGGCGTGCAAGGGGTAATTGGCAAATTGAAATCAATCAAATGGCCGAAGGGACAGTTGAAGAATACAGTAAAGAAGATGACGATTTAACGGTAATTCTAAAGCAAGATAGTAAGCTTTCAAGTATTCAAGCTTTTTCTGTAGTCCATATAACAAACAATGTTGAGTATGTTTACTATCTTGAGTATGAAAAGCGTAGTAGTCAACACCCCGAAGGAATGGTAGAAGTGACAGTTGCGGAAATGAAAGAATGGGCTTTGAATCTATCACAAATGCAATAACTTCTCAAGTCAACTCTGTAATGAGTGCAAATAGTTATACTGCACGATACAGTAATGATGCAAGGGACACACCAACAGATGACTATTGGTGTCACGTTTCGTTGGCATACGGTAATTCCGATCAAGTTGAATTGAACCCTGCTTTGTACAGAACAGCAGGAGTCTTAACTATAATCGTTGTTGGACCGATGAAAAAAGGAACGGGGTTACTGCTTGAAATGGCAGATAAACTTGCAACAGCTTTCAGAAGTTTGTCATTAGGTAGTGGAATTAGATTCAGGACTCCAAGAATTGAAAACGTTGGCCGGGTAAATGACTCTTGGCAGATCAATGTAATATGTCCCTTTATTGCGGACGAAAACTGAAAGGACTAACAAATGTCGGACACAAACAGAGTAAAGGTTGCGTTTGTCAAAGAGTCAACCTACGGCGAGCAGGTGACAACTGACAAATTACAGGTGCTTCGTATCACTGGAGAATCTTTGAAGCAGGATTCTTCTATTATCCCAAGTGAGGAAATCAGGGACGATAGGCAGATTTCAAACGTGGTGCGAACAACGTTGGGTGCTTCGGGTGCAATCAACTTTGAATTGTCGCACCAGACGTTTGATGATTTGATTGCGGCTGCTGTTCAGTCTGTCAATGTTCGGGCTCAAGGAACGTTGACAATGGACACAAACCCCACAACCACCACCGATACAATCACAATAGGTTCGGTGACTTATCGGTTTATGGACACAATGGCACAAGCTAATGACGTTAAAATCGGTGCAACACTTGCCGACACACAAGCGTCACTTGTTGCAACAATCAACGGAGCAGGTGTTGCGGGAACTGATTATTATGCAGGGACCACCACACCCCACCCCGAAGTCAAAGCAGCAGATTTTGACGTAAGTGAAAATTGTGTGATGACTGCAAGAAAAGCGGGAGTTGATGGGAATTCCATTGCAACAACCGAAACGTTCACAGCGGGAACAAACGTTTTCGATGCTGCAACGCTTGGGACAACCACAGCGGGTGCAGGATGGACGGCAACTGTCACGGTAACAGGCACAACCATTTCTGTTGCCGAATCTGATGACAGTTTCAACGATTCAGGTGCAGGATTCGGAAGCATTAGTGACAACGATTGGATTTATGCAAGCGGGTTCACAAATGCAGCGAACAACGGATGGTTCAAAGTGGTGACGGCAACTGCTTCAAAGTTGATTGTTGCTAACGGAAGCAGTCTTGTTGATGAAGCTTCGGGTTCGTCACGCACAATCAAGAAACTTCCTTCAATCGTCAACGGTGTTCAGTTGGACACATTCAATCTTGAGAAGACGTATGCAGATTTGTCAAACATTCTCAATCTGTATTCGGGAATGGCAGTCAATACGATGTCCCTTGATGTTCCGGTTGATGGAATTATCACAGGTTCCTTTGAGTTTATGGGGACAAGGGAACAAAGCCTTTCGTCTTCTGGTGGGGCGGGTTACGATGCTGCAACAACTACAACGCCGATGGCAACGGTCAATGACTTTGATAATCTGTTTGAGAACAATGCAGATCAAGCGATTATCAACTTTTCAATGTCACTGACCAACGATTTGAGACAGAGACTTGAAGCAGGAACGCTTGGACCGTCAAGTATAGGTGTCGGTTCCATTTCAATTACAGGTTCGATTTCAGCGTACCTTGTCAACCACACGCTGATTGACAAGTTTCTGAACTACACTGCTTCGTCACTTGCAATTGCACTGAAGGACGAAGACGGGAATGGTTATGTGATTGACCTTCCTGCAATTCGTTTCACAGATGGACAAAGGGTTGCAGGTGGACGCAACGATGACGTGATTGCTGCAATGGAGTTTCAGGCATTTATGGACGCAACCGAAGAAATCACAATCAAGGTTGCACGTCTTGACGCATAACACAGTGACATTTTCTGACCACAGCTTTTAGAGAGGCTACCCCAATGGCACATATTAGTAAAGTAATGACAAACCCCGTTGAAGAACTGAATGGAGTTTGGGTTGAGTTTGCAGAAGGCATAGAAGTTTGCCTTGCAAGAAACGGAAACAGGAATTACAGAAAGGTTCTAAGACAACTTACAAGACCACACCTTGATATTGTTAGAAGGGTGAACTTGGCAACCGAAGAAGAAATTACTGATGACCCTGAACTTCAAGCAGGTCAAGAACTTCTTGAAGACATTTTGAAGGAAGTCAGAGCAAATACAATCCTGCTTGGGTGGAGAAATATTCAAGATGACAACGGTGACATTGAATATTCACCGGAAAAAGCACTTGAGTTTTTCAAAGACCCCCGGTTGCACGATTTTTACAAATTCGTCATTTTTGAATCGTCAAACGCTGACAACTTTAGAGTGACAAAGATTGAAGAAGCAGCAAAAAACTTGTCGAATTCCTCAACTTCAAACTAAGTTGGGGAGGCTACGAAAACAAGTTAGCTGTTAAGGGGATAAACAAACAAGCCCCTGCATTGTTCTTTGATGCCGAAGACATATGGCTTGCGTTCTTAGACTTGCACAGTGCAAGAATGGTGTCAAGTCACGGAGTCTATCCAATATCTTTTGTTGAAATTGAAGCATGGTTGAACATTCACGGTATAGATGGTGACTATAAAGAAGAATATACTTATTGTATCAGGAAGTTAGATCAAGCTTATCTTGACTTTTTGAAAGAAAGACAAAATGCCGACACTTGATGTTGCAATAAATGCTCTAAGGGCTCAACTTGGAGCAAGACAATTTGATGCTGCTGTGAAACGGGTGCAAGTTTCAGCAGCAAAAGCAACGGCAAGTGTTGTCACGATGGACAAAGCTTCAACTTCCCTTGGTACAACTATGTCACGTATGGGGAAGTATGCTGTTGGGGCAATGGCGGCATACGGGGCTTTCAAATTTGTCAAGGGAGCAGTCAAAGAGTTTGCAGCGTTTGAAAAGCAACTTGCCGAAGTTTCGACAATGCTTGATGACCAAACGATGCACTATTTGCCACAGTACAAGCAACAGATTTCAGATTTGTCAGTTGCTTATGGTGAATCAACTCAAGCTTTATCTAAAGGACTTTATGACATACTGTCTGCAAGTGTTGATGCTTCACAGGCAATGGACGTTTTGGAAGCGTCAACAGTAGCAGCAAAAGCAGGGTTGAGTGACACAGGTATTGCGGCAGATGCAATCACTACGATTCTTAACTCTTATCAGATGGGAGCAGATCAAGCAGGGCGGGTGTCGGATGTTCTCTTTGCAACAATCAAACGTGGTAAAACTACATTCAATGAATTAGCACCTTCCATCGGTAAAGTTACGTCACTTGCGGCAGCAGCAGGATTAAGCTTAGAGGAAGTGTCAGCGTCTTTGTCAACGATGACAAGAGCGGGTGTGCAAACTGACATTGCAATCACTGCTTTGAAAGCAATTCTAACAACCTTCTTGTCACCACAAGAAAATGCGGTTGCGGTGGCAAAAGAGTGGGGGCTTGAACTAAACACAAATACGCTTAGGACTCAAGGTCTTGTGGGTGTTATGCAGCAACTTACAAGAATGAGTCAAGAGAATGTGTCTGCAATCTTCGGCAATGTAAGAGCATTGACCGGACTTTCTGCAATGTTGCAACAGGTAGAAGGTTATCAAACTGACTTGCAGATGGTGACAGACAACACAGGGCAATCACAAGAAGCATTAGCCAAAGTTACTCAAACGTTAGACCAACGCTTCAAAGAGTTGACAGAGACTTGGAACAGGTTCAAGAGAGAAACGGGAGAAGGTTGGGGCGAAACAATTGATGATATTATTTGGCTTTTGAAAGGCACAACAGAATACTCAAGAAAGATCGGTCACGGTTTTGACGTTGCAGGTAGAAAAGCAGCGTCACTGTATCTTAAAGCAAGGGGTTGGAATGACAGAATAGCCGAAGGTGGTCAGGATGTCCTAAGTTACTTAACAATGATGGACATTGACTTGGGCTTAAACTCTAAAAGATGGTTTGAACTGGCCGACAGCTTAGACAATTATCAAAAGGAAAACCAAAGAGTTACCGCAAGTCAGGAAGAATTTGTAAAAGGCTTAAAAGAGCAGGACGAAGCATTAAGGGATGCAGCACTTGGTGTAGCAGGCTGGAGAAATGCAGTAGAAGGTGGGAAAGACGCAACAAGTAATTTTATTCAGCCTTCAAAAGAATTGACCGATGCTTTGCAGTTGATAGAAAATCAAATGCGAGTGGTCAATGGAGAAATCGAAGACTTCGGAAAGAGTGACTTTGACAAAAAGCTGAAAGAGATTGAAGCACAAGGTAAGAAGCTTGGTGGCAAAGAGTGGGAGCAGTATTGGCAAGCGTTGGATGACCTAAAGAAGAAGCAGCAAGAACTTGATGCTTTAGGGCGTAAAGAAGAAGAAGCAACAGCAAGGGCAAAAGAATACAATGACCAACTTCAAATTGTTGAAGCTTTGAAAGAGAAGGTTCAGCAGTTGAAGTTTGAAAAGGGATTGATAGGTAAGACTTCTGTTGAAGTGGCAAAACTTACAGCGGAAGAAGAATCAAGAAAGGAATTAGCAGAAGTTACCGATGAAATTCTAAGGAAGTCAGGTAAGCAAGCAGCGGAAGCATATATTGCGGAAGCAGAAGCAGTAGCAAAAGCAAACGATGCACACCAAGAACATCTAAGACAGTTAGCGGAAGAAAAAAGGCTTATTGAAGAAAAGAAGCAAGCAGAAGAAAGGGTTCAAGACTATTTCAGAGAACTTGAACTTGAAAGAGAACTTCTTGGGCTGACTAACGATGAAAGGAAACGTGCAATACGTCTTCAAAAGTTAGAGCAAGATGCAAAGGTTCTTGGAAGTGAAAGGTCAAGGGAGTTAGTCGAACAGTATAAAGAAGAATTGAAGGCACTAAGGGACGCTGAAGAAGTTGCGGAGATTAGAGAAAGCATTAGAGAAGGGGTACAAAATATTGCAAGGGCTCCGTTGGAGTCAATACTAAGTGAAACAAAAACACTTGGTGAACTTGTTGAAAATGAAATGCGGAACATTGCAGAGAACATTTTGCGGACTTGGTGGGAACAAAACATTACACAAGCAATCACTAATTCTGTGATGCCTTTCTTGTCCGGTGGTATTTCTTCAATCTTTGGTGGTGGTGGGGCGAAAGCAGCAGCGGGAGCAGCAGCGGCAACAGGACCACACGTTGCAGCGAAAGGAAGCGTGTTTTCACGCAATAGAGTTTACCCGTTGAAAGATGGTGGGGTGCTTGATAGGCCAGTAATGTTTCCCCTTGCGTCTGGTGCAGCGATTGCGGGAGAAGCAGGACCGGAAGCAGTAATGCCTTTAACAAGAACAGCAAATGGAAAGTTGGGAGTTGAAGCAACAGGTGGCGGCACAGTTGAAAACAAAATCTTCAACATAATTGACCCGAAAGTAACCGGGGCTTACCTTGACACAGGTGAAGGCGAACGTAAGGTTCTAAACATCATTCGTCGAAACCGCCAAGCAATTGAGGTTAGTTAAATGGCTTACAAAATAGGCACTGCAACAGATTACAAGGATTTGCTTACACAGTTGAAAGACTTTGTGACAACTCCAAATGAAATATCAGCAGCAGTTGCAGACCCCGGCAATACAGGTGATGGGACGTGCAGTCAACCAACAGCGGTTGACGATGCACCAACAGAAACTTGGACGTTGACTGCAACTTCTGCAACAACCTTCACTGTCACTGGAAGTGTAAGCGGTGGGAAAGCAGATGCAACGGTTGGTTCTTCTTACAACAACGGTCTTGTTGCTTTTCTTATAACTGCTGGCGGAACACCTTTCGTTGCAAGTGATGAATTCACTTTCACAGTGACGAAAATAATGGGTTCTGATAAGTGGGAACTATTGCGGTGGGACACCGACTATGCTGGAAATAGTCAATATGAATGTTGGTTGAAAGGGCCGGGTTCAGGTGGTACGGATGAAATCTTTGTTGGAGTGTTGACAACAGAGAACCCAACACAACCTTACTTTGATTGGTTGTTTAATGGTTCAACTAACTTTAACTCTGAAATCATTGACAACTTCTATGGTCAGCAAGGGACATTAACAAGCACACAATGTCCTTGGGTGTTGCTTGATGATGACACAATGAATTATTGGTTTATTGCAAACGGAAGAAGGATTGCAGGGGTTGTCAGGGTACAAGGTAACATATATGAAAACTTCTATCTTGGTTTTCCTTTGGTTTATGGCACACCAAGCAGTTTTCCTTACCCGTTGATAATTGCAGGTTGTGCAGGTTACTCAACAAATCTTAATAATAAGATGGTGACTTCTACAGACCCTTCGCACTTAGGTCTTCCTAACCCGTCTTATTGGGGGCAATTTAGATTCCTTAGCGGTGGTTGGACTTCTGCTGCAAACACAGGTGCTTTAGATCAAGACGACACTGCTTTAACAAACACCCTTTGGCCGGGAATATGTAACGAATCAGAGTATGACTATTATGGTAGATGGCCGAATCATTTACTTTGGTGGAGTGACCCCACACTTGATGGGCAATATCCTGTGTTTCCTTTGATATTAACTCAAAGCTCACCTATTAGGGGTATAATCGGTGAGCTTGAAGGAGTGTTTCACGTTTTTGGTGACGGTGTTACTTCGGAAGACGTGATTACCTATGCAGGGAAAACATATAGAGTCTTTCAAAATACGTTTCGCACTAATGCCCATGAATACCTTGCATTAAAGATGGAGTGACACAAAATGGCTTACTTTGCAAGCACTTATACTTCTATGCACGATTTGCTGGACAAGATCAGAGTTTTCTTGTTAAGCAATGGTTGGTCCGTCAATATGTGGGCAGACGATGCAACAAACATATATGGTCATTCGTTCACTTACTTTGACTACACAGGTGGAAAACGTTTGCATGTTCAGAAAACGTTGTCAACAGGTGACACTATCTACGTGAATTTTCGATCAGTGACAGAAGGAATAATTTTCGGTGACCACGATTCAAGCCAATACTCTGTTTGGAGTGGTAGACAATATTCAGGAGTGCGTGGAATTGGAATGAATGTTTCGACTGGTTATGATGCTGGTCAACCTTGGGACACACAACCGGGATATACTTCTTATTGGGGCGGTAGTGCAGGAAGTGTTATCACGGAAATTCCATCTTCGGGACCAAATAATTATTGGTGCTTTCAACAAGGTGACAGCACTTACATTGTCGTGCAGCAATCTTCAACTCAATATCAATACTTATGTTTTGGTCAGATTCAAAAATCAGGTGCTTGGACCGGAGGTATTTACAGAACAGGTTCTTTTAGCCACTATTCACCGTGGTACACCTATATTTATAGTTCAGGCAATTCAAGAAACGAACATAGAGGGGCAACTTTTGGTTATGAAGCAGATACTTCTAATTTTCACCCACACGGTGCAATGTATGCAGATATACCGGGAAGATCGGCAGGTTGGTGGAACAGTAATTCAGACCTTGTGATGTCTGCTTATATGCCCTATGCAAGCTCTGAACCCGGTAGAAATGCAGTCATGGCACTTTCCGCTTATGCAGTGACACGTTGTCCAAATGATTTCAACGGGTTAGCTGTTTTAGTTCCAATATAT